GGATGTTCCCGTCCTTTTGGAGGCGCCACATGGATACTCGACAACGAACGTCAAAAAACCGCTCGACATTTGGTTTTCCAAATGACCCGAGCAAAGTTTTTGTTGACATCGTTCAGAAGCGTGATATCATATCATCCTTCCGTGGCCGTCGTCAATCCCCTCTTGGCTGGCATGAATGTTGTCACACGAAAGTGGAACTCGTTCATACTATGCCTGGAGGGATCCTTTACGGTTGGGGCGTTCAATATAAGGGTTGTAGTGGATCTCTTTTCACTCTGGCCCAGACGAACATACCTGTTATTGCGCACTCATTCGTGATTACGCAAGAGCAGTATGAGACTCTTATTGATAGCCTTGATCTTGGAGTCGCAACGAAGGTTTCTTTGCCTAATGTTCTTATCGACATGGTCTCCATGAGATCTGCCTTTAAAAACTTTAAGCAGAAACACAAAGGTAAATTACCCAATTATATTTTGCATGGGGGTCAATATCTCGACCCGCCTGCAATTGGTTGGTTAATTTACAATTACGGTATCAGACCGTTCGTTAGCGATTTTGGCGAAATCCTCCAAACACAGCGCTATGTCTCCGAAAAAATCGCGAAGATGAAGCGTATGGCTGGTAAGCAAACAGGTGGAGTTAAACACTTCACCTTGCCATCAACCGTCTCGGCATTTACGGCAGTTAGTCAGGTACAACAGATTGCGAAAACGCAATCTTGGACTACGACTACTGGCAAATGTCAAGCTGTGTTTTACTGCCGTTACAAGACTCCTGTGGACATACAAATCCCCTCTGCGTCTGCATTAATGCAAGATTACTTGGGAATTCGTAAGTTCGGAGATGTAGCGTGGGATGTGTTACCCTTCAGTTTCGTGTTGGATTGGTTTGTCAACACGCAAAGTTGGGTAAGGAACTTCAATGTGAATAATATACATCTCGATGCTGAGTTCAGCTTTGCTGGATATCAGTGTAAAGATGTTATTGTTTCACAAGGTTCCCCAGTTGATTACGCTGGCGGATCCCTAGGGAGTCCGACTGTCACTACCTCGGTTTTTACTCGCGGTTGTGGCGGTCCTATTGTTGGTTCTGGTGGTGAAACCACCTTTTCCAACAGATTTCACTTGCGGCAGTTATCATATGCCGCCGCACTGATCAAATCCATCCTTAAGTAGGATGTCTTAGCTTAGCCGGAATACTACTATTGTATTGTCGGTTAACCTAGGTGGAACCCTTGAACGAATCGAGATGCACCATGGCTTCGAGCTTTACGGTCAACAACGCGGCCGCTGTCGCTAAACTCTTCTCCGTTGGTCCCGCCACTACTGGCGGAAACTTGTACATCGGCGCTGATTCCACAGGTCCTGCTCCTCAGCAGGCTCTGGTGAAGCACACCTTTGGCCTTGTCAACGGGAAGAACGACAAGCACTTGCTGCAGTTTTCACAATCGCGGATTGATAGCGCTACAGCGACGGCCGGAAAGGTCACGGTTAACGTGACCATTACGATTCCGCCTCTCGGTGCTACCACCACGGATGTGAATGACGCCATCGCATTCGCCAAGAATTTCCTGGCGGACTCGACGTTGGTTTCGAAACTTGAGTCCGGCATCATTTAACTGATGCCCTCTCAAAATTTCGTCAATGCTATCTGGACAGCAGTTGCTGCTGTCTTTGATGCACTGCGCAGCATTTTCCAGAGGAAATAATTTCCTCTGCGAACAAACTCCAAACCCAATCAAAGGTTACTCATCATGGATGATGAAGTTCGTTTGCTTGCATCTTTCATTAGCGACATTTCTAGACAGTTCGGAATATCTCCCGAGGAAGACATTGCTACTTTGTCCAAGCTCGCAGCACGTGGTTCTCACCACATGTGTGCAGCCCTCAAAGAACGCGATGACGAGATTGTCACAGCTATGATTCTGAACACCCGGCTTAAGCCAGGCCTCTTCAGTCAAGTATATTCTGTGTCACCTCCTTCTTCTCATGCTTTAGCAGGTTTTCTTTCCAAATTCGATGATGGCCTCGTTCGTACTGACCTTGCGGTCAAGTGCGAATCTGCCACCATAGACGGCGAAAGAAAACTCCGTTCAAAAAGAACGGATCGTCTAGCCCTAGCTGCTATCTCGGCTTTCGCCGATATGCATCTTAAAGCTTCAGACGAACCAAGCATTGAGAACCTTCTACCGTGCCATGGGCCCGGTGCTGTCTTCGAGGCGCGAAAAGGTCGCTCTAAGTGGGCAATGAATGAGATTACCGGGCTCAATGAGCTCGATGACCCTTCATGGCTCCCTAACAAGCGCTTTTCTAGGATGTTTGCTCCAACCGCGCGTTTCTTCGCTGTCCCAAAGGACAGCGTTAAAATGCGTGGAATTTCGGTTGAGCCTTGTCTGCGTCAATACTTCCAACAGGGCCTGAGAAGGCTTCTTATGGATCATATTCACAAAGATCTTTGGCTTCGCAAGCATCTACCACTAAAGGATCAAACGTTTAACATGCGTGCCTCATCTGCGAGAGGGTGTGCAACTATTGACCTGTCGAACGCTAGTGATAGCGTTCGCTGTAGTCATGTCTACACTCTCTTTAAGAATTGGCCCAATGTTCGACGGCTAGCCTTTGGAGTCCGCTCACCTAACCTCCTAACGTCTGAGGGTGTTATACCCTTAACACGTTATGCTGGTATGGGGAATGCGAGCACATTCGTAATTGAGAGCCTTCTGTTCCTTGCGATTGTAGAGGGCGCCCTTCGAGGTATACTCGAAGATAAGCCTTCCCTCTATGCGCAAGTAACTTATAGTCTCTACGGATGTCTCGTGTATGGCGACGATATTGTCATTCCTGACAATGCCTTCGCCGCGGACGTGGTCTCTTACCTCGATCGTGCTGGTTACAGTATCAACACGAAGAAAACTGCCATCTCTGGACCTTACAAGGAATCCTGTGGAGCGGAATGGTACAATGGCATGGCCATTGATATCCCGAAGCTTCGGAAACCTCTAGCGGACCTCGATGGCCCGGCCCTGACGACCGTAACCTCGCGACTGCGAAGCTATGGTGCCCAAGAGGCTCTTGAACACATATTTCATGCCTTACGGCATGATCCATATGCGCAAGAATCCCTTTTCGGCAAACATAATCTGGATCTTCACTATCGTTATGATAGTGATAAACAGAGAATGCTCGTACGATACTACTCTAGTGAAAACATCACCGAAAAATGTGATGATAAACTTGGGTTGTATCAGTATTTCACAACAGGGTCGGCTAACATGATTACGGCGAAATGTCGTAACCATGTGCGCTGGAGAGCTGTTTAACAGCTCTATGTAACAGGGGGCCCTAGTTCCAACTAGGGTGGAAGAAAAGCTTTTGCTTTTTCTGGGATAAACCGCTG